ACCTGGCACTCCAGGTGGAACTGGGCCGCCAGGAGCTCGATCAGATCGAGCAGGACCAGCTGGCCATCGAGGCCGCCATCAACGCCCTAGAGGTGTCCTGAGCGCCACCCACAACACATGACCGACCTGACACCCGCTGCTGGCGCCATGCGCCGCCTACGTCTCCGTCGCATCGGCCTCCTGCCGCCGCTGCCCACATGCACCATCTGCGGCCGTCAGGTGCGCAGCGCCACCACTGCACCGCTGTGCTCACGCTGCTGGCGCGTGTCGCCTGCAGGTCGTGAATCCAACCGTCAACGAATGGCCGCCAAACGGCGGAACACGGCTACAGTCATCCCGCAATCCATTTGCCCTACCCAATGCTCACCGGCACCGAACTGCTCACCAAGTTCAAGGAGCTCACCGGCACCACCACCAAATCCGAAATGATCCGCGCCTGCGGTTACGTCACCACTACGCCTGCAGGCAAGGAACGCATCAACTGCACTGCCTTCTACGCAGCACTGCTGGAGGCCAAGGGTGTTGAGCTCGACAATGCACCCCGCAAGCCCGGCCGCAAGCTGCCCTATCGCGCCAAGGTGCAGTTCAACGGCAGCCTGCAGATCGGCGAGGCCTATCTCAAGCAGATGGGATTCGAGCCCGGCGATGAGTTTGAAATCAAGCTCGGCCGCAAGCAGATCACCCTGGTGCCGGCGATAGCATGAAGCCATTGGCGGTGATGTGATGGCACGCACCTATAAGCGCGATAGCAGGGGCAGGTTCTCTGGTGGTGGTGGCGGCAGCGTCACCAAAGGCAAAGGCACGCTTGCGGCACGCACCAGCCTCAAGCGCAGCCGCGCAAAGCTGGAGCAGGCGCCTACTGCCGCGCAGCGTGGTGCCGTCACACGCGGCCAAAACAAGCTCAGGGCTGCACAATCCGAAAGCCGCGCACGACTCAAAGGTCCATCAGCGCGGTTCCGGCCCGGCAAGCGCAAGCCCGCTGCACGGCTTGATGCCGCCAGCAACATCCGCCCACTGAGCCGCGGGGCGACGGGTGCGCCGCGTGCGCTGCGTGCCAATGCAGTGCGATCCTTCAATCCGAAGTCACCCAGGCTGCGCAGCGGGCAGCTCGGGCGGCAGATATCGCGGGAGATGAAGGATGCTCCGCCTTCCATGAAGGAGCGGTTGAACACTGCCAGGGGCAGGGTGGATGCGATTACCGCAAGGATGGACCGCCGTGGTGCACGGGACATCACCGACCGCAATAGCCCAGACATCGGCAAGCGCACTGTCTCTGAAGCAGGGCGCAATGCCGTCTCCAACCGCCCCGGCGTGAAGGTGATCCAGCGCCGCGCGCAACGTGCTGCTGATGCCGCTGCCCGTGGCAGCAAGCCAGCACAACGCGCTCGTGACATCTACAACAACCAGCTGGCATACACCGGCAAGGGCAGGCCGAAGGCAGCAAAGAGCAACCTGAGGCCCGGCCCGCGCAATACGCAAGGCCCACCGCCGAAGCCTCGCAAGCCTCGCAAGCCGCGGCCTTAAACTGCAGCCATTGAGGGCATAGTGATGTATTCCAGCGGTCAGCGTCTCTACGCCAAACCACTCGCCGATCGTCGCGTCACGCAGGTCAATGACCCATGCGCTGCGTGGTTTGCGATGGAGGCGCATTGGCCGCTGATCGAAGATCTTGCAGAAGGCACCTATGCAATGCGCAAACGGCATCGGCGCTACCTGCCGCAAGAGCCGCGCGAGATCGACGAGTCCTACGACAACCGCCTAGCGCGATCGGTCTGCCCGCCATATCTCGTCCGCTTGGAGCGCATGCTGGCAGGTATGCTCACCCGCAAGCCTGTGCGGTTGGTCGATACCGCAGACATCATCCGCGAGCAGTTGTTTGACGTAAACCTGCTCGGCGATGATCTCAACGTATGGGCATTTCAAACTGCCCGCAAGATGATCCGCTACGGCCATGTTGGTGTGCTGGTGGATGCACCATCTGAAGGCGGCAGGCCTTACTGGGTCAGTTACACACCGCGCGACATTCTTGGATGGCGCAGTGAACAACAACAGCTGACGCAGTTGCGGTTGCGGGAAGTCGTGACCGAACCAGAAGGTGACTACGGCGAGGAATCAATCGAGCAGGTGCGGGTGCTGACACCAGGCGCCTACCAGATCTGGCGCAAGAAAGAGAAGGGTACTTTTGAGCTGCACGACGAAGGCACCACCAGCCTTGACGAGATTCCATTTGCAGTGGCCTACGCCAATCAGATCGGCCTGATGGAATCACGTCCGCCACTGGAGGACATCGCCGAGCTGAACCTCAAGGCCTATCAGGTGCAGTCGGACCTCGACAACCAGCTGCACATCAGCGCCGTGCCGATGCTGGCGTTCTACGGGTTCCCCAGCAGCGCCGAAGAAGTCAGTGCCGGCCCCGGCGAAGCGATCAGCTTCCCAGCTGAAGGCCGTGCGGAATACATCGAGCCCGCCGGCCGCAGCTTTGACTACCAGTTCAAGCGACTGGAGCAGCTGGCGGCGCAGATCAACGAGCTGGGGCTTAGCGCAGTGATTGGCCAGAAGTTGACCGCTGAAACCGCTGAAGCCAAGCGCATTGACCGCAGCCAAGGCGATAGCACCATGATGGCGATTGCGCAGAACATGCAGGACATGATCGACAACTGCCTGCGGTTTCATGCTGCATACCTCGGCAATGCAACAGCCGCCGGCAGCTGTTTGGTGAACCGCGACTTCCTCGGCAGCCGGCTGGATCCTGCTGATGTGAAGTCCCTGCTGGAGCTCTACACCGCTGGCACCATCACGCAGGAGACGCTGCTGCAGCAGCTGGCTGATGGCGAAGTGCTCGGCGATGACTTTAACGTAGAGGAAGAGCTGGCGGCCACTGCTAATGCGGGACTGGATCTACCAGCTGCTTGATCGGATCACGGACTGGCTTGTTGACATCATGATCATGATCGAACCGAAACCACCGCGGCGGCAAACGCTTGATTATCACGTCAGCGGATCATTGCCGCTGGAGGTGCTCGCTATTGTGCGGATCAGCTGGTACCAAAATGGCAAGCCGGATGAAATCGAGGAAGTGGCATTGATGGAAGACGGCCAGAATGGCTACGACGCATTCCATGCGCTGGTATCAAGTGCATTGAAGCGCGGCGCTAATGTAAGCATCCGATCGGGCTATCAACCTGAAGATCTTGGGGTTGAGGTGTGATACCATTGCCAAGCAGACATCCAACCATCACCACCTAATGGAATCATTTCTCGCGCAACTGGGACAGCTGATCGCCGAGCAGGATCTATCGGTGATCGAGGTCATCGGCGCACTGGAGCTGACCAAGGCTGAGCTGATGGCTGATGTGCTGCTGGAGGAGGTCGAGGAATGACCGCTCCTGTTGTTACTGCCACCGGCCGTCTGCTGCGCAAGCTGCCTGGTGTGCCGCAACTGCATAAGGTGATTGCAGTGAAGCCTGACGGCACCGCGCGTACCGTCATCAACCGTGAGCACACCTGAGGCGCTATTTCGTAATGCCATTGACCTCAACCGCTACAGCAACTCTGTTGCTCGGCGGTTGATCAATGCTTACAACGACATCATCATTGATGCGGTTGATCAGCTGCGCACCATTGATGAACTAGCAGCACCGGTCAAGGCTGCCAGGCTCCGGGCGATCCTGGCGCAGCTCCGCGACAGCCTCGGTACATGGGCCGGTGATGCAACAGAGCTCACTGCCATCGAGCTCCAAGGGCTGGCGGAGCTGCAGTCGGAGTTCGTCGCCGAGCAGTTGCGGCAGGTGCTGCCAGCTGGTGTCCGCGATGCAGTGCGTACCGTAGAGATCAGCCCGCAGTTCGCGCAGTCAGTTGTCACCACCGACCCAACGCAGATCAATGTGGTGGCACTCAGCGATGACCTCTACAAGAGCGTCTATGGCACCGAAGCGCTTGCGCAGCAGGCTGGTACTGGTGTGTTCAACCTCACCGCTGCACGCGGCACCGCTATCACGTTGCCGAATGGCGAGATCGTCCGCAAGGCATTCCGCGGCATCGCCGTGGATCAAGCCGAACGCTTCAGCCAGGTGGTACGCAACGGCCTGCTGACGGGTGAACCGACACCAGCCATCGCCAAGCGCCTCAAGGGCACCCTAGAGCGCAGCGAGGATCGGCTGCGGTTTGGTGAACCGGCAACTACCGCAGGGCAGCGCCGCGCTGCTGGCATCAAGGGCACCGTAGCCCGTGGCGGTGATGCAACGCGCATGGCCGACAATCAGATCATGGCGGTCGTTCGCACGAGCGTGAACCAAGTGGCGAATGCCGCATCGCAGCAGGTGTATGAGTCCAATCAGGACATCACCAAAAGGTACAGATACGTGGCGACACTGGATTCACGCACCTCTGCCATTTGCCGTTCGCTTGATGGCCGCGAGTTTGAATACGGCAAGG